AACACATCCTCCGTGATGATCGGATCAAGGATGAACACGTCGAACGTCGTTTCCCACGACGGAATGATCGGGAAACGACGCGGCACGCGCTTGCCGCTACCGCGCACGCCGTCCGCGTTCGCACTGATGGTCACACACTGAACCTCATCCGGGCTGACATTCAGCGCGGGGTCTTCGGGGATCATCAGACCCGCCGTGAACTTCGCCGTCCACGTTGCCTTGCCCTGACCCGGAATCTGCCGCTTGCTGTATTTGGCCGCCGCCGCGATTGCCTGGTGCAGTCCGTGCGCAGGGATCACGACAACCGGGCGGCCGTTACGATCAGAGACGTTCATCTTCGCGCGCCAGGTGCGCGCGTCGTACGCGTCGCGGCTTTCGCCCTCCAACATCGGCTCGTCGTGCTGGCGCGATTGCGAATACGGGCTCAGGCTTTCGAGCGTCAGGCGAGCTTGGGTGAACCTCATGGTTTACCTCCGTGCGTTGTTAGGACGTTGCGTTGCGCGGCGTTGCGATGCGCAGAGTCGCGCCGTGGGGCGACGCGATGCGAAGCGATGCGGGGCGGGGCGGGGCGGCGCGTAGCGTGGCACCGTTTGGTGCCGCTTGGCACCCCGAACCGTCTGCGTGCCAGGCGGTCGGGGGTGCCAGCCCCGAAGGGCTGGCCGTTGCGTTGAGATGCGGAGCGCTGCGCTGCGATGCGCGGCGTGGCGGTGCGCAGCGGAGCGTTGCGGCGCGGTGCGATGGTATCCCGAGCGGACGCATGCTTGCTATCACAGCTCGCGCGCGGCCGCGTGAATCCGCGCCTCTGTGCATGAGCTGTTGATCATGCGCGTGAGCGCCATGAACTGCTCCTCGCATTGCTTGGTGCGGGCGAACACGCTCAGCACGTCGCGGCCGTTGACGACGATCGTCAACCAGACAACGTCCTCGAAACGGCCCGTGTCGTCCTCGCGGCGATACACTCGCGCAGTTACCTCGTGCGCGTTGTGCACCGACGTCAGCACCTCCGGCGCTTCCAGCATGCGTCCTCCATCCGATCATCGCGTCACCGTGACGCGCCAGCGCCAGAGTGCGAAATTCGCGCTTGCTTGTCAACGCGAAAATCGCACATTCTACGCGTCAACAGCTTAACGTGAGGGTGACGCAATATGCGGCGCAATGGCGGCGCGACCACACCAGCAGCACGCATCATCGAACGATTCGGCGGCACCGAAGCCGTCGCATCCATCGTCGGCCTCAGCGTCTCGCGCGTCTATCGCTGGACGCGGCCTCGATCGCGCGGCGGCACAGACGGGCTGATCCCGTCCCGATATCAACCTATCCTGCTCGCCGCCGCACGTAAGCGCGGGATCACGCTGACACCCGCAGACCTAGTGCCAGACTGGCACACATGACCACCCTCCGGCCCTATCAGCAGGACGCGATCGCACGCTTACGCGCGGCTTACGCTGCAGGCGCACGCGCGCCACTGCTTGTCATGCCGACCGGGGCCGGCAAGACCGTCGTGTTCGCGCACGTCTGCGCGTCGATCCTCGCACGCGGCCGCACCGCCTTTGTCCTGGTGCATCGCCGCGAGCTGATCCGCCAGGCCGCCGCGAAGCTCCACGCGGCTGGCGTCGCACACGGCATCATCGCGCCAGGGTTCACACCGACGCGCGATCCGATCCAGGTCGCGTCAGTCCAGACGCTGCAGCGGCGTCTCGCGCATCTGCCACTGCAGCACGTCGATCTGATCGTGATCGACGAGGCGCACCACGCCAGCGCCGGATCGTGGCATCGGATCATCGCCGCGTTTCCAAACGCGCGCCTGCTTGGCGTCACCGCGACGCCCGAACGGCTGGACGGCAAGGGCCTAGGCAAACACACTGGCGGCTGCTTCGACGCGCTTGTCGAGGGGCCATCCATCGCTGACCTGGTGCGCGGTGGCTACCTGGTGCCGACCGAGATATACGCCCCCTCCGAAGCCCCGGACCTCTCGCGGACTCGCGTGCGCGCTGGCGACTGGGCGCGCGACGATCTCGAACACCTGCTTGACCGCCCGCAGATCGTCGGCTGCGCCGTCGAGCACTACGGCCGACTGTGCCCTGGGCAGCCAGCGATCGCGTTCTGCGTGTCCGTGCGCCACGCGCACGACGTCGCCGCCGGATTCCGTTCGGCCGGTTGGCGTGCAGCGGCCGTTGACGGCACCATGGGCACCGCCGAGCGCGATCGTGCCATCGCCGGCCTGGCGGACGGATCGGTGCACGTGTTGACGTCGTGCGAGCTGATCTCCGAGGGCCTCGACGTGCCTGCCGTCAGCGCCGTGATCCTGCTCCGGCCGACGATGAGCCTCGTCCTGCACATGCAGCAGATCGGGCGCGGTATGCGGCCGGCCGACGGCAAGCAATCGTTGATCGTGCTTGATCACGCCGGCAACGTGCTGCGCCACGGTCTGCCAGACGAGCCGCGCGCGTGGTCACTGGACGGCGCGAAGGCGCGAAAAGCCAACGCAACGCGCGCGGTGCCAGCGTTGAAACGCTGCCCGGCGTGTTTCGCCATCCACAAGCCCGCGCCACGTTGTCCCGCTTGCGGCCACGTCTACGAATCCGAGGCGCGGCAGGTGCGCCAGGTGTCCGGCGAACTTGAGAAGCTCGATCCGACACGCGTCGCGGCGTTGCGAACCGCGCCGCTGCGAACACTGTTGCGCACCGCACGCACAGACGCCGATCTGCGCGCGATCGCTGAGGCGCGCGGTTACAAGCCCGGCTGGGTGTGGCACATCAAACAGATGCGGAGACAACGCGCATGACGTCCGAATCTGACCTGTTACGTATGACGCTTGCCGCCCTCGGCTCGCGGCCAGACGTCCGGCTGTTCAGGAACCACGTCGGCGCCGGATGGACCGGACGTGCAGTCACGTCATCGTGCGGCAGCCTCGTCATGCTATCCGACGCACAGCGCTGCACGTTCGGTCTCGCGCCGGGCTCCTCCGACCTGATCGGCTGGCGATCAATCGAGATCACGCCAGACATGGTCGGGAAACGCGTGGCGGTGTTCGTTGCCATCGAAACCAAGTCACCGCACGGCCGCCTGACACCTGAGCAACGCGCCTTCATCGAAACAGCCAAGCGAATGGGCGCGCTTGCGGGCGTCGCACGATCGGTTGAGGACGCAACGACAATCCTGGAGGGACGACATGACTGAGGAACTCGAACAACTGATCCGCCGCCGCCTCAACATTCTCTGGCACCTCGCGAGCACGAAACCGCGCACCGAACGCGTCCGGCTGATCGAACTGGAAACATCAATCATCTGCTCGCACGTCGCGCACGCCCTGAAGCGCGCCGCCGAACGGGAGGACCAGCGCCATGAATGACAGACGCGCGCTGCAAACCGAACTGCTCAAGGCAATCCTGATCGAGATCGAGCTGCGGGAAGCAACCGCCGCAGACGCCCTGATCGCGCTGACAGCGGCGCTGGCAGCGTGCATCGAGGCCGCGCTTGAACAGCACGGCAAGCCTGACCGCGCCGCGAAGTGCGCTCTAGATCTGCTTGTGGAGCGGCTGAACGCAATACGCCGCAAACACTAACCGGGCGCGCGTCATGCACAACATCGACTTCGACGCTATCGCACGCGCCGCCTTGAACGCAGCCGACAGCCTGCTTCACCGCTGGCTGCCAGGCGGACGATGCATCGGCGCAGAATACGTTGTGCGCAACCCGAAACGGGCGGACCATCAGCCCGGATCGTTCAAGGTCAACGTGCGGACCGGCGTGTGGGCTGACTTCGCCACGAACGAACGTGGCGGCGACCTGATATCCCTGCGCGCGTGGCTCGACAGCACGTCGCAATTCGACGCTGCGCGCGCGATCGCCGCCGAACTCGGCATCGAGACGGTCAACGGCCACGCGCACGACACCGGAGCGTGGCGCGCGATCGTGCCAGTGCCCGATGACGCTCCTCCTCCTCCGACACGGCACCACAAGCTCGGCGAACCAGCGCACGTCGCCGAGTATCGAGACGCTGCAGGCCGCCTCCTCTGCGTGATCCACCGCTACGAGCCTCCGGGCCAGCGCAAGCAGATTCTGCCGCTCACCTACTGCACCAACGGCACGCGCGCCGACTGGCGCTGGCAGGCGCTGCCGAAGCCCCGCCCGCTCTATGGCCTCGACCTGCTCGCCGCGCGCCCAGCCGATCCCGTGCTGATCGTCGAGGGCGAGCCGAAGTGCGATGCGGCTCGCCGCCTCATCGGCGACCGCGTTATCGTGCTCGCGTGGCCAGGCGGTGCGCAGGCAGTCAAGCACGTTGACTGGTCGCCCCTGGCAGGCCGCCCGGTGGCGATCTGGCCGGACGCGGATCAACCAGGCCTCGCCGCTGCCGACTGGATTGCTGGCCGCCTGATCAGGCTAGGCGCGCTCAAGGTCGGCGTCGTCACGCCGCCCGCTGGCGTGGCTGACGGCTGGGACCTCGCAGACGCTGAGCGCGAGGGATGGACGGGCGAGCGCGTGCTCGCGCACGTCCGCGACCACACCGCGCGGCGGGACGCACCGCAGGCATCGCCGCCAGCCGACGATCCGTTGCCGGACGTGCCGCCGCCATCCCCTGACGACGTGCAACAGCCGCTGCAACCGGCCGACGCGCCATTCCGCGCGCTCGGATACGATCGCGGACGGTATTTTTTTCTGCCCGCCGCCGCGCAACAGGTTGTCGAGCTCGGCCCGCGCGACCTCGATCGGATGGGCTGTTTGCTGCAGCTCGCGCCGCTGAGCTGGTGGGAAGCCTTCTACCCGTCGCGCGATGGCGTCGCCACGCGCGCCGCCGCGAACGATCTCATGCAGTCTTGCCACCGCGTCGGCGTATTTGATCCAGCGCGCGTTCGCGGTCGTGGCGCGTGGCTTGATCAGGGCCGCGTTGTCCTGCACCTCGGCGACCGGCTGCTGGTGGACGACGCCGAACACGAGGTGGCAACGTTTCCAAGCGCGAACATCTATGAGCGCGCGCGGCCGCTCGCGCTGCCGCTCGGCGAACCGCTGACAACCAGTGAGGCGGCGCGCCTGATCGATGTCTGCGCGCATGTGTCATGGGAAGAACCCGAAGCCATGGGCCGCCTGCTCGCCGGCTGGCTGGTGATCGCACCGGTCTGCGGTGCGCTGGCGTGGCGTCCACACATCTGGATCACCAGCGAACACGGCGCTGGCAAGACGTGGGTGCTTGACAACATCGTCAAGCCCACACTCGGCGCGATCGCGCTGCAAGTGCAGAGCAAGACGACCGAAGCAGGACTGCGCGGAGAGCTCGGATTGGATGCTAGGCCGATAGTATTCGACGAAGCCGAAAGCCAGAACACACGCGACAGGGACCGGTTGCAGCAAATATTGGACCTCGCCAGGCAAGCATCCAGCGAAACCGGCGCGGTCATTTTGAAGGGAACACAAACGGGCGGCGTCAAGCGATACCGCATCAACTCATGTTTCGCATTCAGCTCCATCAACGTAGCGCTTGCGCAAGCCGCCGACGAAAGCCGCACAATCGTCCTGTCGATCGCACCGCCGTCCGAGCCGGACGCGCGCAACGAACGTTTCGCCGAGCTGAAAGCGCTCGTCACCGACGTGATCACGCCGGACTTCTCCGCGCGCCTGCTCGCGCGCACGCTGAAACTGCTGCCTACGCTGCGCGCGAACGCCGAGACGTTCGCGACCGCGATCGCACGACACTACGGATCGCGTCGCCTCGGCGACACTCTCGGCGCAGTCATGGCCGGCGCGTGGTCCCTGCGATCGTCACGGCTGGTGTCAGTCGATGAGGCAGACGAGATCGTCGCCAAACGGGAATGGGTCCGCACGACGGCCGAACGTCACACGGCCGAGCCTGATTGGTCACGCGCGCTCGCACACCTGGCACAGATCGAGATTCGCGTCGCGAGCGTCAACAGCGGCCGCGTCGAACCCGTCAGCCTCGGCGAGATCGTCGCGGTGCTCACCGGTGCATCGGACGAGGTGACGTTGGCGCGAGATGAAATGCGCAAAGCCCTCCTACGCGCAGGGGCGAAGATCGAAACCATCGGCGGCCGTGAATACGTGGTGGTGGCCAAGCAGAGCGAAACGATCCGGCGCGGCTTCGCTGGCACGCCATGGGAGTCGGCTTGGTTCGCCGCGCTGCTCCGCGTGCCTGGTGCAGCACGGCACCCGAGCGCGGTAACACGGTTCGGGCCGTTCGTCTCACGAGCCGTGATTGTGCCTGCTGACGCGTTCTGCTAGGATGCCTCGGTCGGCCTCAGCGTTACAGCCGGCCCGCGCCGGGTGTAACACCTAACACCTTGATCAAAAATGGTTTTTCCATGGGTGTTACACTGGGCCGTGACGAGCGTAACACCTAACCCATTGATATTGAACGCGTGTTACGCTGTTACGCGTGTTACGCCGAAACACACACCCATACACGCACGCACACGCGTGCGCGTACGCACGCACGCACGCACGCGTACGCGCACGCGTATGGGTATATATATCTCTGTAACATACGTAACAAGCGTAACATCCCCGTTGGATCAATGGGTTAGGTGTTACACGATGCGCAAACGAAACGTAACATGCGTAACATCATTGATAGTAAAGGAAAAACCGACACCATGCCTATGAAAAAAGCGGCTTCCAGACCGAAGACACCACCAGCACCAGACGCGTGGTCGTCTCAACATCGCCCGCTAAGTGGCCCTATTCGCGTGCGCGACCCGGAAACAGGACGACACGTCACCGTCCGCCGCGCGCTGTCGCTGGTCGACCTCATGCTGCGATCGGGCTCGATCACCGCCGTGATGGCTGCGGCCGCCGAGCAGTTCCACAACGCCTTCCGCCTGGCCGCGCTCGATCCGCTGCGGGCGCAGTCGTATCTCCGCGTGCCGGCCACCACCGGCGACAACCTCACCGAACGCCAGGCCGCAGCACGGCACCGCGTCGCCCTCGCCATGACGGCCCTGGGCGGGCACGACAGCCCGGCCGGGTCATGCGTCTGGCACGTGATCGGCTGCGAGACGTCGATCCGCGAGTGGGCCGCGCGGTGCGGCTGGAACGGCCGCCCGATGACTCACGCTCGCGCTCAGGGAGTCCTAGTCGCCGCGCTCGGCGTCCTGGCTCGGCACTACGGGCTGGACGGCTCCCCGCGCGCCCGCCGTGTCGAAAAATCTTGACACTGGACTCCGAATCCGCTAGCGCGCGACTAGCGTGCCGAACTGCGCGCTGGCGTCTCACATGACTCGCCACGCTTCAGCAGCCGGCGCTGTTCTGACCGGCAGCAACGCGGACAGACATGCCCTCCGCCGCCCGTAGGAAGCCCGTAGAGCGGCCTCACGCGCCCCGCCGCTACCCACCTAGCGGCCAGAGGCGCAGGCCGATGTGCGGCGCCCGCAGGGCCAACGGCGCGCATGTCGTCCAGCCTCGGCGGCGGATCGCTGATCCGCCGCCGAGGCCACGCGACTACTGCAGCTATCGCCCACACGAACGCGACAGGGCCTCATTCGCGGCGTCACACGCGGCCTGCGTCACGTCGCGGCCCTTGTTGTCGAGCACGCGGCGCAGGTTTCCGGTGTTCGCTGCTTGGTAGCTGCGCCCAGCGGCGGCGAGCGTGCGATGGCGGCTGACCTCGCTGGTGTCCCGCTGCTCGACGTTTGCATATACGGTGTAGTTGGCCATCGTCCTGTCTCCTCTCTGTCTCGGCGGCGCCGCTCGCCATCCGATGTGTGTTATATGGCGCGCATCGATCCCGCACGCAAGCTCTTCCGCTTGTATGCCACGTTCACGATTTCGTGAGCGCGGGTCCTTCCTGGGCCACAACCTATGCGGGCGGGCAAAGCGCAAAATGCGGCTAGGCAAGAACCATGCCAAGAGTAGCCTCACCAGACATACCTAGCGCTTGCACGGCAGGCCAGCTCGCAAGGCTGCTTGGTGTGTCTGAGCGCGTCATAACTGGACGTAAGTCAGACGGGCGTCTGCCGGTCACGATGGAGGGCATGATTGACCTGCGCGCGGTCGTGCAGGCTGGGGTGAAGGCGCTGGCGGCTGCGCAGGCCGCTAACGGGCGCGGTGTTGTGGTGGATGCGGTCAGTCTAGACGCGGTCAAGGCGCGCGAGATCAAGCTGCGGGGCGATAGGCTGCAGTTGCTGGTCGATCAGCTCAGCGCGGATTTGATCGCTGCGGACGTGATTGAGGATCAGGTCGGCGCAGCGTTTGGCGCGGTGCGCCAGAAGGTGCTGGCGATCCCTGCGGCCTGCGCTCCTCGGTTGGCGCTGATGACTGATCCGGTGCAAACGCGCGAGCTGCTGACGAGAGCCGTGCACGACGCGCTGAACGATCTGGCAGAGAACGAAGTCATCGATGCGATCAAGGAACGGGCGCGCCGACTCGTCCGCCGCAATGAGGATGTGGACGAGGCTGGCGAGGAGGCTGGCGCCGCCGCCTAGGCTGTCGCTGTCGGAGTGGGCGGACGAATATCGGCGGTTGTCGCCGGAGAGCAGCGCCGAACCGGGGCGGTGGAATACGTCGCGCGCGGAATATTTGCGCGGCATCATGGATGCGATGACCGATCCGCGAATCGAGCGCGTTGTGTTGATGACATGTGCGCGCGTTGGGAAGACGCAGACGCTAAACAACCTGATTGGGTTTCACATTCACCTTGATCCTGCGCCGATCCTGGTGGTTTGGCCGACGGTTGAACGCGCGGAGGAGTGGGCGGACGACGAGTTCGACCCGATGATTCGCGACACGCCTGTGTTGCGGGAGATCATGGGCGATCGGAAGTCACGGTCGGCGAAACATCGGCGGTTGCATCGGCAGTTTCCTAATGGGCGGCTTCACGCGGTCGGCGCGAATGTGCCCAGCGGTTTGGCGCAGAAGACAATCCGCGTTGTCGTGATGGACGAGGTGGATCGGTATCCCGCGAGTGCGGGCGAGGAGGGCGATCCGGTTACGTTGGCCGAGAAGCGCACGGCGACGGTGTGGAACCGGAAGATCGTGCTGAGCAGCACGCCGACGTTTGCTGGATCGTCACGGATCGAGGCTGCGTATCTGGCGAGTGATCGGCGTCGGTATTGGGTCCCGTGTCCGCACTGTGGCCATGAGCAGTTGTTGCGGTGGCCGCAGGTGAAATGGGACGAGGGTAAGCCCGAGACGGCGCGTTATCACTGCGAGTCGTGCGACGCTGGATGGACGGATGCGGAACGTTACGCGGCAGTGTCGCGCGGGAAGTGGAAGGCGGAGGGTGAACCTGGGCGCGCGGCCGGGTTTCACCTGAATGAGATTTACAGCCCGTTCCGTCGTCTCGAAGAGACGGCGCGGGACTTCCTTGACGCGAAGCGTCACCCGGAACGATTGAAGGTCTGGGTTATGACGGCGCTCGGAGAGACTTGGCAGGATCGTGGTGAAGCGCCGGATTGGGAACGGCTGGTTGAACGGCGCGAGGATTTTCAGATTGGCGTCGTGCCGGATGGTGCGTTGTGTCTCACCGCTGGCGTGGACGTGCAGGACGATCGCTTGGAGTGCGACGTCTGGGGTTGGGCAGACGGCTACACGTCGTGGCTGGTGGATCACGTTGTGATTCGCGGCAGCCCGCGTGAGCGTGAGACGTGGGACGAGCTGGCTGCGGTTCTTGACAAGGATTGGCCGCGCGAGGACGGCGGCGCGATGCGCATCGCGAAGGCGTGCGTTGATACTGGCGGGCGTGACACGACGGCGGTGTATGGTCAGCTTCGGCGGCTGCACGATCCGAGGATTGCGCCGACGAAAGGCGTTGAGGGCTGGAATCGCGCTCAGCCTGTGCAAGGTCCGACGCCGGTGGACGCTCTTGTGGACGGCCGCAAGATGCGGCGCGGCTTGAAGTTGTGGACTGTCGCGGTGTCGACGTGGAAGGCCGACCTGTATCGGCGTCTGTGGATCGGGCGCGGTGACGCTGCGGAGTATCCGCCTGGTTGGGTTCATCTGCCACGCGGCATCGAGGTGGAGTGGGTGAAGCAGCTTGTCGCCGAGCAACTGCATTCTGTGCGCGATCGGCGCGGTTTCGTGCGGCAGGAATGGCAGAAGCTGCGCGAGCGCAATGAGGCACTGGACTGCGCGGTGTTGGCACGTGCGGCGTTGTGGCTGCTTGGCGCGGATCGCTACGGGGAGCGGTTCTGGCAGCAGATGCGCGAACAGCTCGATGTGCTGCCGCCGAAGCGTAGCGAGACGCTGACGGTGAGCAACGCTTCCGCGCTGCCCGTGCCGCCTCCTGCTACGCTCCGACCGAGCTCGTGGCTTAAACCGCGTGGCGGCTGGTTGCGCTAAGGAAACATGCCATGGACGGGACAATTCTCGCGTGGGCGCTTGCGCGACCTCCGCAGGATCGATGGCGCGCGCTGGCTGACGCGCTGGTGGCCGGGACAACGCGCGTGTCGTTCGATGGTCGCACCGTCGAATATCGCAGCGTGGCCGACCTGGCCCGCCTGCTGGAAGCTGGCTATGCGGCCGAGAACGCCACGACATCGCGGGTGTCGATGACGTTGGCGACGTTCTCTCGCGGTGGTGCGGCGTGATGGGCATCGTTGATCGATTCCGGCGCGCACTGAAGGTGTTTCGTGGGTATGACGCGGCGCTGGATCAGCGGTCGTCCACCTGGGCACCGTCAGGCAATAGCGCCACGACAGAGGTAGGGATTGCTGCGGCGACGATTGCTCGGCGTGCGCGCGACGCGGTGCGCAACGATCCCTACGCCAGCCGGATTGTGGATTTGTGGACCGGCAACGCGGTCGGCGACGGGATCAAGACGAGCTGGCCGGACGAGATGCACTCGCACGTGTGGTCGCGCTGGTCGGCAAGTGCGGAGTGCGACGCGGAGGGGCATCTGAACTTCGCCGGCATCCAAGCGCTGGTGATGCGTGCCGTGGTAGAGAGCGGCGAGTGCTTTGTGCGTTTTCGCGTCGTGCAGCCGTCGCCTGCGAATCCGATCGGCCTGCAGTTGCAGGTCATGGAGAGCGATTATCTCGACACCTCGCGCAATGGCATGGTGGACGGCGCGCCGACGGTGCAGGGAATCGTGCTTGGCGAGGCCGGGCGTCCAACGGGCTACTGGATGTATCGCGCGCATCCAGGCGGATGGATGCTGCCAGGCGTTGGAATGACCAGCGAATTCATTCCGGCGTCGGAGGTATTGCACGTCTATCGGAAGCGTCGGCCCGGGCAGTTGCGAGACGTATCTTGGCTCGCGCCGGTGCTGTTGAGGCTGCGCGATCTCGGCGACTACGAGACGGCGCTGCTGATGAAGGCAAAGATCGAGGCTTGCCTGGCAGCAGTCGTAACCGAGGAGGGCGACGACACGCTGACAGGCCAGGCGGCGAGCTTGCTGCGCGACGCGCACGGTCGTGCCGTCGAAAGCTTCGAGCCTGGCATGATCCTGTATCGGCGCGGCGCGGGCAGTGTCGACGTCGTGAATCCGTCGGGCGGTGGTGCGCATCAAGAGTTCGCACGACGCGCCCTTGAAGCAACTGCCGTTGGCGCGGGCCTCACATACGACCAGGTGTCGGGAGACCTGACGCAAGCGAACTATTCGTCGCTGCGCGCAGGCAAGATCGAGTTCAGGCGTTTGTGTGAGCAGGTGCAATACGGGATGTTGATCCCGATGCTGGTGCAGCGCGTGGCGGATCGATTCCACGCGCAGGGCGCGTTGCTCGGACTGTGGGACGCGGCGATGCCGGAGGGCGTCTCGCACGTCCCGCCGACGCATGAGATGATCGATCCGCTCAAGGATACGACGGCGCTGATCATGCAAGTGCGCGCCGGGTATGTGTCCTGGGCGGACGCGGTGGCGTCGTTTGGTTACGACTTCCGCGAGATGATCGCGTCGATCCGTCAGATCAACGCGCTGCTCGATGACGCGGGCATTTCGCTCGATACGGACCCGCGCCGTGTAACGAAGTCCGGTGCGGCGCAAGACCCGTCGCAGATGGCGGCGATCGAGATCGCGGCGACAAGCGCGGCATCGGACGAGATCGCTGCTCGGAGGCCATGATGGAGCATAACGAACAGGCCGCAGACACCAGCGCGTCGGCGACCGAAGCAAGCGGTCCGGTCGTAGCGCAGCGCGCGATCACTGCGCCGGCGACCGTTGATCAGGCAGCGCGCACGGTCGAGGTCGTGTGGTCGACGGGCGCGCGTGCGCGCAACTACGTGCCTTCGCTTGGGATCATCACCGAAGAACTTGACATGTCGCCGAACGCGGTGCGGATGGACGCGCTGCGTTCCGGCCGCGCTCCGGTGCTCGACACCCATCGCCGGGGCGGTGCACGCGACGTGCTCGGGCGCGTCACGTCTGCACGGATCGAAGGCGGACGCGGCTATGCGACGTTGCAGTTCTCATCGGCCGGCGATGTCGAGCCGGTATGGCAACGTATCGCTGACGGCACACTCCGCGCAGTGAGTGTCGGGTATCGCGTGCACCGCTACGAGCAGCAGCCAGACAGCGCGACCGGCGAGACGGTGCATCGCGCTGTGGACTGGGAGCCATTCGAGATTTCCGTCGTGCCGATCCCGGTGGATCGGGACGCGGCGATGCGAGGCGAGGCGTTGCAGGGCGCGCCCGCCGTCGCAGTTGAGCCAGCCCTGATCGAACAGGAGACGATGATGCCTCAGAAGTCGCCGGCCGAGCCGGCCGCCAACATGTCGGCGCAGCCGTCCGCCGCGCCGACGACCTCGCAGCACGAGACCACCGTGAGCCAGGCCACAGAGACCGAACGCGCCGTTCCCGCGACGGTCGACATCGATGTCGTCCGCGCGGAGGCGCAGCGCGCCGAACGCGAACGCATCGCTGGGATCGACAGTGCGATCGAAGCGGCGCGCGCGATGCTGCCGGCCGATCGCGTCACCGCAGTGCGTGCAAAGGCGATCGCCGACGGCTGGTCGGCCGATGACACGCGCAAGGCGCTGTTCGACGAACTGGTGCGCAGCCAGCCACGGCCGCCGATCGTAGTGGACCCGAACAGCGGTGACGATCCGACGGCGATCATCGACGCCATGGCGGAGGCGATCGCGGTCCGCGCCATGCCCGGCTACCAGCCGCGCGGCAACGGCCGTCACGTCGAGTTCATGGGTTGGCGTCCATCCGACATGATCGCGGAGATCATGCGCGCGCGGGGCGAGCGCAACATCCCGCGCAACCCGGCCGTGCTGGCCGAACGCGCGTTTCACACGACAAGTGACTTCCCGCTTCTGCTTTCGGCGGCGGCAAACAAGATGCTGCTCGCCTCGTATGAACCGGCGCAGCCGACCTATCGGCAGATTTTCATGCGTCGGGACTTCAGGGACTTCAAGGCGCACCGCTTCCTGCGCGCCGGCGACTTCCCGACTCTCCTCCCGCTCGGCGAGGGCGGCGAGATCGTGGCCGGCACGCTCAGCGAGAGCCAGGAGATCGTCTACCTGCAGACGTTCGCGCGGCGCATCCGCGTCACGCGACAGATGCTGGTGAATGACGACCTCGGCGCCTTTACCGACTTCGCGGCGATGATCGGTCGGCGCGTGGCCGACTTCGAGAACGCGACGGCCTACGCGCTGCTCAACAGCGCGAGCGGCGATGGTCCGACGCTGACCACCGGCAACGCGCCGGTGTTCGCGACTGGCGCGGCGCGTGCGAATAAGGCAGCGTCGGGCACGGCGATCGACCTAACCAACGTCGGCGCTGGTCGCGCGGCGATCATGAAGCAGAAGACGCTCGACGGTCTGCCGATCTCCATCGGTAGCCGCATGACGCTTCTGGTCGGGCCGAATCAGGAGCTCGCGGCGCGGCAGATCACGGTGCCCGTCGCGGCCGCGCAGGTGTCCAACGCCAACGTGTGGTCGGGTCTGCTCCAGCCGCTTGTCGAGCCGCTGATCCCGAACAATCGGTGGTATCTGTTCTCCGATCCGCTGACGGCGCCAGTCTACATGTATGGCTATCTCAACGGCGCCCAGGGACCGCAGGTCACGACGGGACCGGTGCAGAGCACCGACGGCATCGAGGTCAGCGTTGTGTTCGACTTCGGTGTCGGCGCCATTGACTGGCGCGGCGCGTGGTTCAACCCCGGTCTGTGATGACCTGACGAAAGGCGCGGGCTGCCTGAGCGCAGCCCGCACGCAAACGGAGACCCAACATGAAGACCTACCTTCAGTCTGGCGATATCCTGACGGTCACGGTGCCGTATTCTGGCGGCGTGACCGCCGGGCAAGGCGTCATGGTCGGCAGCATCTTCGGCGTGGCGCAGTCCGACGCGGCGCAGAATGCGCAGGTCGAGATCGTGACGCGCGGCGTGTTCGACCTCCCAAAGGACACGTCGCAGTCGTTCACGGCCGGCGCGCGCATCTTCTGGGACAACACGAACCGTCGCCTCACGACGACCGCGACCGGCAACTTTCAGGTGGCGATCGCAACGCAGGCGGCGGCAACATCCGACGCGACTGCGCGCGTCGCGCTCATGCGCGTGCCTGCTTCCGGCGCATGAACGCATTCGCTGCGGCGATGGCAACGCTTGCGGCGGATCGCAACATCGGCACGGATGTCGTCTGGTATCCAGGTGGCAGCGGGCCTGGTGTTGCGATCCGCGCGGTGCGATCATCGCCGGACCGCGTTGCTGGCGCATTCGACACCGCGATTGTGCAGGCAACGGACGTCGTGACTGTCGCAACGTCTGCCGCGCCGACGCTCGCGGCTGGCGACACGTTCGTGATCGGCTCGGACACGCTGACCGTTCAACACATCGAGCGGTCGGCGTTCGACGCCTCGACGACTGCGTTCTGTCGTCGCAACTGATTGCCACGGGCCTTCCGGGCGGTCGCGCGGGACGACCGAGCACACCAAGCGTGCCTGCCGTGCGAAAGCGCGGTCAAACCCCGCCCGTGGTGCATGCGTTTGGGGCAAGGCACGCAATCCCGCACACGTCGCCAAAGGAGGCCGCCATGCCTGTTGTCTTCGCGAAGATCAGCGCGCTCATGTTCGTGGTGGGCCTCATGGCAGGCTGCGCGCTGGACGTGTTGTTCCCGCGTGATCTCTGCAATGAGATCAGGCCGATCATGCCGAGTCCATCGGATACGGAGGACACGCTGCGGCAGGTAGCTGCGCAAGCTGCGCTGATTCGCGAAGTGTGCGGCCGATGAACGAAGACAGCATCTCACTGATGACGAGGCTGATCGAGAGCAGCCCGATCATCGTGCTTGTGTGCTTTCTGTTCATCGGCCTGATGTTGCGTCTCTACATGCGCGCCGAGCAACGGATCGAGGAAAAGGATCGCATGATCATCGAGTTGCAGCGCGAGACGTTGGAAGCGCTGCATCAGGTGCGCGATGCTGTTCGCGATCTGTCTGGGGCGCTGCGCGACGCTCGCCGATGAAAATCGCTGCAACCATCGTCAAGGACCTGAGCACGATTCTGCAAGAGGAGGTGCAGGCTGGTGAGCGTGCGGTGACGCGCGCCATCAAAGCCGAGACCGAGCGGCTCAAGACCGAGCTGCGCCAGCAGGTGACGGCAGCGTTCGGCGAACGCAGCCGAGGCATCGCCAACGCCTGGCGCTCGCGTGTCTTCCCGCAATCCGGCGAGAGCCTGCGCGCGGCTGGCATCGTCTGGACCAAGGTGCCGAACATCATCGACGCGTTCGAGCGTGGCGTGACGATCCGCGCGCGGAACGGCAAGTATCTCGCGATTCCTACCGGTTTCAACCGCCAGGGCGGACGGCGTGGTGCCAAGCCGCGTGTCACTCCTCAGCAGATGGTCGATAGCAAGCAGGCATTCGTGCGGCCGTTCAAGAACGGGCGCGGGCTTGTCTGGTGCCTGCCCGTGCGGCAGGGCGAGCGCGTTGGCCGCAGGCGTGCGCCGCTGATCGCTGGTGGTATCGCTGCGGTGGCGACGGGGCGGCGCAAGGGCGCGGCGGCCTGGCAGCAGTCCCTGCTTGCGCAGGGCTTCGTGCCGATGTTTCTGTTGCTGCCCGAGGTGCGGCTGGCCAAGCGGCTTGATGCGCAGCGCGCCGGCAATCAGGCGCTCGCACGGCTGCCAGCCGCGATCGTGCGAGAGTGGAGGACGGAGGAGCGTAATGGACAGTGACGGACGGATGTCGACAGGCCGCTGCATCGCTGTTGGGCGTGTGCTCGCGATCGCGTCTTGGACGATCGTTATCGTGGCGGCGATGATCGTGTTGCATCTGGTGCGGCCGTGAGCACACGCGAAGCAGCGATCGCCGCGCTGCATGCCGCGCTCTCGACTGCTCTCGCCTTGCGCTCGCCCGCGCCGCAGGTGCTGCGCAACGAAACCGTTCCGCAGCGTATCACGGTCGGTGGCCTAGTCGTGGTCCAGGACGGCGAGACGGCCGAGGAAACCGCCGTCCTCTCGCCGCTACGCTGGCAGGTGCGGCATGTGGCCGAGGTCGTGGTTGCGGCACTCGGCTCCACACCAGAAGATCGCGCCCAGCTTCTTGACGAGCTGCTGGTGGAAATCGCTGACGCGATCGTCGCCGACCGCACGCTCGGCGGCGCGATCGAATGGGCGCAACCCGAGAGCCCATCCTTTGACGACCTCGACTTCGACGGCGCCGCTTCCGTGCGCGCCGCGTCCGTGCCGGTCTCGCTTTGGTTCACCGCTAGCGAGACACCGCTTTCCTGATCTTTGGAGGTCCACATGGCCCGTGCAATCGGTGCGAACAGCAAGATCCACATGGCGGTCGAGGCCGTCTACGGCACGCCGCCGGGCGGCAACTGGCGACTGATGCCGATCCTTTCGTTCGACCTCGGCGCCGAGCAGCCCTTCATCGACGCGGACGTGATCGGTCTCGCGACCAACCGCGACGTTGCCCCGCCGTTCCGCGACATTGTCACCGTCCAGGGTCGGGCAGAAGTGCCGGTCGATCTCGAGTTCATCGGCGACTGGCTGCGGCTGTTGCTCGGACCACCGACCACCACAGGCAGCGCGCCCGACTTCCAGCACGTCTTCGTCTCCGGCGCCTCTTCGCTGCCGTCAAACAGCATCGAGCAGGCGATGCCGGACGTGCCCAACTACGCTGTTTCGTCCGGCGTGCGCGCGGACACGTTCCAAATCGACTTCTCGCCGTCCGGCGCTGCCACGGCCACTGTCACCCTGATCGCGCAAGGATCGACCCGTTCGAACACGTCGTCGGCCGGCACGCCGACCACGCGCGACTACACCGCCTTCAACAAGGCGCAGGGCGTGATCCGCCGCAATGGCGCGCCCTTGGCGCAAATCACGGGCGGTCAGCTCAACTTCTCGAACGGCATCGAGATTGTTCAAACCATCCGTGACGATTTCAGGATCGAGGGTGCTGATCCTGGTCTCTCGCGTGCCACCGGGCAGGTGACAAGCCGCTTCGCCGACACCACGCTGTTGGATGACGCGGTCAACAACACCGCGATTGCCCTTGAGTTTGAATACCGCATCAGCGCCACGCGTCGTCTCACCATCACGTTGCATGAGACCTATCTCTCGCTTGCCAAGACGCCGATCCAGGGGCCGCAGGGCATCGAAGCCAGCTTCGATTTCCGCTGCGCTTTCAACTCTGGCGTCGGCCGCATGATGACCGTAACGCTACGCAACGGTGTAGCGAGCTACGCCTGATGTTCAGACTCGCGCAGAAGGAGCGGTGGGTTGAACTGCCGCATGGCGTGCGGCTGCGCGTCGCGCCGATCACCACGATCATGGTTGCGGCGGCGCAGGCGGCGGCACGGAGACGCGTGCTCGAACTGCTCGGCAAGGAAGAGATGCCAGAGCAGGAAAACCTGCGTCGTGGCGTGGCGCTCATGCTCACCATCCAGGCGCTTGGGCGCGAGTGCATCCGCGCCTGGGAGAACGTGGTGGATGAAGAGGGCGCAGCGGTTCCCATCACGCCGGGAGCGATCGAGGTCCTTCTCAGTCATGAGGAGATGGCGTTCGCCTTCTTCGAGTCCGTCATGAATCCGTTGCAGGCGGTGCAAGCCGAGGGAAACGCCTCAAGGCCCGCGCCGCATGGCATTGCGGCGGCGGGCCGGAATACTGCCGAGGTTGCGCCAGTCTCGAACGCGAGTGCGGCCTGAGCTGTCCATACGTCGAGCACGCTCCGGAAACGGTCGATGGGACAGCGTGCTGGCGCGCAGCGTTCGCGTGCCTGGCATCGGACATGACAGGAATGCGGATCGACATGGCCGCCGCCTTGGCGGTCGCGCAGGCGCTCGGCGCCGCGCCTGAGGTGACGGGCGAGCTGCTGGTCGCGATCGCGGACGGAATGGCGGAAGCCCAGGTGAAACAAGCGAAGGAGCGGCGCGATGATAGGTGACGCGGTGCGTCGCTTCCTGCTGCGGTTATCGGTTGAAGGCGCGCAGCAGGCGAAAGCCGAGATCAACCAACTCGGCGAGCAGGGCGATCGCGCGTTCCAGCGCATCACCTCAGGTGCGCAGGGCGCTAGCCGCGCGTTGTCGCTACTCGGGCCGGTGCTCAGCGGGCTGTCTGCCGGTGCGCTAGTCGCGTTTACGAAGCGCGCGATTGATGCGGTTGGCGGTCTTGGCGAGCTTGCCGATCAGGCAGGCGTCAGCACGGATGCGTTGCAGGCGTTCCAGTTCGCTGCGAGGCAGACCGGCATTTCGTCGGAGCAGATGCAGCGCGGTCTTGAGGCGCTCACACGCCGCATTGGCGATGCGGCGGCCGGACAAGGCGATGCCACCAAAGAGTTTCAGCGGTTCGGCATCGCTGTTGTTGATTCGGCTGGCAGGCTGCGCGCGACGGAAGCTGTTCTGGCCGACGTGGCCGATGCGGTAGCGGCGACCAAAGACCCGCTTGAACGCGCGGCTATCGCAACGGCGGCGTTCGGCGACCGGTTCGGTCAAAAGTTGATTCCGCTTCTGGCGGAAGGCCGCGAGCGCCTGAAAGAATACATTGAGCAGGCGATTGCATTAGGCGTGGTCATCGATACCACCTTGATTGGTCAGGCGAATGAAGCATCGGACAAGCTAGCCGCGCTTGGCGAGGCCTTCAAAAGCCTGGGCCGGACGGTGGCGGCGGAAGCAGCACCGCCGTTGATCGCGCTTGCCAACGCACTTGAGCGCATCATTCGAGGGCCCAGTCTGAGCAGCCTGCGTGCGTTCTGGACTAGTGAAATTGAGCGCCTTGAACGCGCGATTCGCGAGCAGCAGGAAATCGTCGACAAAGCGGAGGCGCAAGGCAATCGAGCGGATATAGAACAATTCGGCAGCGGCTTAAAAAGGCTGCAAGGGGAACTGAACAGAGCAAGAGGCCAGCTGGCGCGGGTCGAGCAGCAGCAGCAGGCGGCGCAAGAACGCGCCGAGCGCGTTCTCAATCCGGATCGCCCGATGGCTGCGCGGCCACGGCCGGTGCCATCAGGTCCCAGCCCCGAGGAAGCCCGCCTAGAAGCGCTGCGCCGTCAGCTTGATCTGCTAATGATCGGCAACGATCGCGCGCGGTTCATCGAGGAACGCGCAGCCGGTTTCATGGGCGCGCAACGCGAGGAAGCCGAACGCCTCGCGGCCGCGCTGTTTGATCTGCAACAGGTGCGACGCGAGGAGAACCAGGCGCTCACAGAGACCTCGCGGCTCTACGACGAGACGCGCACGCCGCTCGAAAAATACATTGAAGCGCTGGAACGGCTCGGCGAACTGCGGCCGCTGCTGGAACTGCGCTTCGGCGTCGAAGGTGCAAGCGAGGTCATCAGTCGGCGTGCCGAGGCGCTGGTGGACATTCTGAACAAAGCTGAGAACCAGACAGGCAAGGTAAACGACGTGACGCGCCAGCTCGGCTTCACGTTCCAGAGCGCGTTCGAGGATGCGATCGTTCGCGGACGCAAGCTATCGGAAGTCCTGCAAGGTCTGGCGATGGACGTCGCGCGCATCTTCATTCGTCGCTCTATCACGGAGCCGCTGGCCGCGACGTTCAGCAGTTTCATTGGCGGCATCTTCGGCAGCGCGAAGGGCAACGTGTTCGATCGCGGCGATTTGGTTCCGTTCGCGCGCGGTGGTGTGGTGGATCGGCCGACAGTCTTTCCGTTCGCGCGTGGCATTGGGCTGATGGGTGAGGCCGGGCCAGAAGCGATCATGCCGCTCGCGCGCGATTCGCAGGGTCGGCTTGGCGTGCGCGCACGCGAGTCAGGGCCGATCATCAGCCAGACGATCAACGTCAACGTGTCTGGCGGCGGCGCAGGCGACGTGACCGAGCAGCAGCGCCTCGCGCGCGAGATCGGGCGGCTGACGCGAGCTGGCGTGATCGCTGCGATCCAAGAGCAGCAGCGCGCCGGCGGTATGCTGCGCGCCAGCCCGCAGGTGGTGTAGCGATGCCTGCCGTAACGTTCGCGCCACCGCGCCCGCCGACGATTGATGCCACGCGGACGATTCAGCCGCGCGTGATCGTGGCGTCCTTCGGCGATGGATACTCGCAGCGGACGGGCGCGGGTCTGAATACACAGCCGCAGGTGTGGTCGTTGACATGGGGACCGATGAGCGCGTCGCACATCGACACGATCGAGTCGTTTCTCGCGGCGCGCAGAGGCGTGGAACCGTTCCGCTGGACGCCGCCGCGAGAATCGTCTCCGCGCGTTTTCGTCTGCCCGGAGTGGCAGGTCATTGAGCGCGGTGCATCGCTTGCCGAGTTGACGGCGCGCTTTGATGAAGTGTTCGACCTTGGAGCGTGAGCGATGCCGCCGGTGCAATCCGTAGCGCAGCAGCCAGACGCGGACTCTCTGGTAGCGCTGTATACGCTCGACGCCACCGAACAGGTCGGCGAGGTGTTTCGTTTTGTAGAAGGCACTGACGAACAACGGCAGCCGATCAGCTTCCAAGGCTACGAGTATCAGCCATTCCCGATTGAAGCCGAGGGCTTCGCGTGGTCCGGTCGTGGAACGCCGCCGCGCCCGAAGTTGCGCATCTCGAACATCGGCGGCATCGTCGGGAGTCTGCTCGGTCCCGGCGGCGATCTCATCGGCGCGGAGCTGACGCGGCTGCGCACGTTCCGGCAGTTCCTGGACGGCCAGCCGGGCGCTGATCCGAACGCGCACTTCGAGCCTGACATCTGGCGCGTCGAGCGCAAAACGAGGCAAGACCCCGTGATGGTCGAGTGGGAACTCGCTTCGGTGCTGGAACAGGAAGGACAACGCATCCCCGGCCGACAGATGCTGCGCGGCATTTGCACGCACACCTATCGTCGGTGGAATGGCGTGGCGTTCGATTATACGCGCGCGACGTGTCCATACACTGGCGCTGGCTATTTCACGGAGGCCGGCGTGCCGACGACCAGCGCGTCGAAAGATCGCTGCGGCAAGAGGCTCGGCGACTGTCGTCTGCGGTTTGGCGTCGGTGCAGTCCTGCCGACGCGCGCGTTTCCTGGCATCGGGACTGCGCGGTGATGTTCGGACCAGAAGTTGAAGCTGCGATCGTCGCGCACGCGCGTGCGGAGTATCCACGCGAGGCGTGCGGGCTGGTGCTGCACGGTGCCTATGTGCCGGTTGAGAACCTCGCCGAGAACCCGCGCGAACACTTCATGATCGCGGCCGCCGAAACGATGAAGCCAGGCGTGCAAGCGATCGTGCATTCACATCCTGACGGTGATCCGTGGCCATCGGCGGAGGACATGGCCGGACAGATCGCGACCGCACTGCCATGGGGTGTGCTGACCGTCGGTTCAGGCGGCGCGGGCAGCGTGTTGTGGTGGGGGCCAGGCGTGCCACGGCCGCCGTTGATCGGCCGCGACTTCCGGCACGGCCCATCCGGCAGCGATGGCCGAGGAGACTGCTACGCGCTGATTCGTGACTGGTTCGCCGAAGAGCGCAACATCGAGCTGATGGAGTTTCCGCGCGCGGATCGCTGGTGGTCGGACGAGGAACAGTCGCAGAATCTCTATCTCGACAACTTCGCCACGGCAGGGTTTAGGGAGATCGGCATCGAGGAGCTGCAGCCCGGCGACGTTGTGCTGGCGCGCGTCATGTCGCGCGTGCCGAACCATGGCGGCATCGTGCTGCCGAACGGTCTCGTGCTGCATCACCTGACGAATCGTCTGTCGCGAACCGAACCGCTCGGTCCGTGGATGCGGCACGTCACGCACGCGCTGCGCTATGTAGGGTCGCCCGATGCTGCGTGACATCTACCTGCACGGCGCGCTCGGTAAGCGGTTCGGCCGCCATCATCGGTTTGACGTGGCAACGCCAGGTGAGGCGGTGCGGGCGTTCTGTTCGCAGTATCGCGGGTTTCGCCAGGCGTTGTCTGTCGGGCATTGGCGTTTGATCCGTGGCGATCGTCGCAAGGGCCAGCCGCTCGGTTTGGACGAGATCGAGTTTCGGCTCGGCAACGCGCCGCTGCACATCGTGCCTGTAGCGGCAGGCAGCGGAGGTCGAGGCGCGGCGAAGATCATCGTCGGCATCACGCTCGTCGCGGTTGCAGTCGGCTTCGCGGCAGCGGCACCGTTCGGCGCGGCGGCAGGATCAAGCGCAGGTGCGCTCGGGCTGACGTGGGGAGCTACAGTCGTGCCAGGCCTGCTTACTGCTGGCGGCCTCGCGCAAGCCGGTCTGGCGCTCGCGCTGTCAGGCGTCGCGACGCTGCTGTCACCGCAGCCCAAGGCGCCGAACTACGGTGCGATCGAACGGCGCGAGTCGTATTTGTTGGCCGGGCCGACGAACGCAACGGCCGAGGGAGTGCCTGTGCCGATCATCTACGGGCGTTGCCGCGTCGGTTCGGTGGTCGCGTCGGCCGGCATCGACGTCGAGGACTGGGGCGCAGCGGGTAACGGTGAGACACCGCCTGGCGGCAAGCTCGGCGTGCTGGCGTGGGGTAAGACGTGACGACGGTAATCCGTGGTCGCGGCGGTGGAGGCAAGGGCGGTGGAAGTCAGCCTACACCGCGCGAGGACCCGAATACGCTGCGCGCAACGTCAACGGCGCGCATTATCGACGTGCTCGGCGAGGGGCCGATCGTCGGTCTCGTAAACGGCGCGCGGAGCATTTATTTCGATGGCACACCGCTCGTAAATCCGGACGGGTCGCCGAATTTCAAGGGCGTCACATGGGCGCTCATGGCAGGTCTGCCGGACCAGCACCCGCTTCCAGGCGCCAACGCGGCGGAGACCGAAGTGGCGGTCGGCGTCCGCGTCCGCGCAGACACGCCTGTGGTGCGAACCATCAACAGCACGCCGCTGAGCGCGGTGCGAGTGAAGATTCGCATCCCTGCGCTGTCAAGCGTTGATCAGTCATCCGGGAGCATCTACGGCACGTCCGTCGCTATCGCGATCGACGTGAAAACCAACACCGGCCAGTGGACGGAGGTCAGACAGGACACCATCGCTGGCAAGTGCACGTCGCCCTACGAGCGCGAGTATCGCATCGATCTGCCGTCTGGCGGCGCGCCGTGGCAAGTGCGCGTGCGCAGGCTCACGCCGGATAACGATACAACGACGACGCTGCAGAACGAAACATGGTGGTCGTCCTACACGGAGGTCCTGGACTGGCGGTTGTCTTATCCCGACACGGCGCATATCGGGTTGGCGATCGACGCTGCGTATTTCTCGACGATCCCGCGACGCGAATACGACGTCAGGGGTCGCACCTTGCGGGTGCCGATCAACTACAATCCGGTGACGCGAACTTACACCGGCGTATGGAATGGCACGTTCAAGACCGCGTTCACCGATAATCCTGCATGGGTCTTCTACGACCTGCTAACGAATGAGCGTTACGGGCTAGGCCGCCACATCCAACCTGCGTGGGTGGACAAGTGGGCGCTGTATGAGATCGCGCAATATTGCGACGAGCTTGTGCCGGACGGCGCTGGTGGGATGGAGCCGCGCTACACGTTCAATGGCGCGCTTGTCGCCGCATCTGACGCATGGGATGCGTTGCAGACTGTCGCCGCGTCCTTCCGAGGGATGATCTATTGGGGCGCTGGGCGGATCACCGCAACGCAGGATCGTCCCGGCGATCCGGTGAAACTCGTAACGAATGCGAACGTGATCGACGGCGTGTTCTCCTACCAGGGTTCGAGCCTGTCGGCACGCCACACCGTCGCGCAGGTCACGTGGAGCGATCCGAGCAACGGTTTCAAGCCGTCGATTGAGTGGGTCGACAATCCCGAGGGCATTCAGCGCTGGGGCGTGCGACAGACAGAAATCGCGGCGGTTGGCTGCACGTCACGCGGCCTGGCGCGACGTCTCGGACGGTGGCTTCTCGACACTGAGCAGACGGCGACCGAAACCGTGACGTATCGCGCGGCGCTGGATCACGCCGATCTTCGGCCGGGCGATATCATCGCGGTGGCGGATCGATGGATCGCCGGGTTGCGGATGGGCGGGCGTCTGGCTGCCGCCACCACGACGACGCTCACGCTCGATGCGCCCGTGACGCTGGTGCCTGGCGAGACATACGCGGTCCGCGTCACCATGCCGTCAGGTCAGGTGTTGGAGCGGCAGGTCACGACGGGCGCTGGCACACACACGACGTTGACGATCACGCCAGCGTTGCCAGCCGCGCCGGCGGCGAACGCTGTATGGCTGCTGGCTGCCGGCACGGTGCAGCCGCGCCAGTTCCGCGTGATCAGCGTTACCGAGGTGGAGCCGGCGATATTCGAGGTCGTGGCGCTGTTCCATGACCCAAACAAATACGCGCGCGTGGAACTCGGCCTGAACGTCCAGAGCCCGAGCTTCACAGCGCTGCCGACCGGGCCGCTGCCGAGGCCGACGAATCTGACGGCGCAGGAATACATCGTCGTGTCGGGCGGATCAGCGAGCGCCGCGCTGTCGATATCGTGGAAGCAGCCAAACGACGCGCGGCTTCGTTCAGCGCAGGTCGAGATACGCCTGCCAGGCGATCCGACATGGTATCCGGTCGGCGAGACTGCGACGAGCAGTATCGAGTATGTCGGCACGCGGGAAGGCTTGGGCCGCGTGCGTGTGCGCGCACGTGACGTGTTCGGTCGCGCGTCGGCTTGGACCGAGCAGGATGTTGCGCTGCTCGGTTTGAGCGCGCCGCCAACTGACGTGGAGGACGTGCGCGGCACCGTGCTCGGCAATACGCTGCGGCTGACGTGGAAGCCGCATCCGGCGCAGGGATTCGTTACGTATCGAGTGCGGTTCTCGGCGGCACTCACTGGCGTTTTGTGGTCGTCTTCGGTGGACCTGGCGGAGCGCCTGGCAGCGCCGATCGCTGAGCTCCCGCTGATGGTAGGCACGTATCTGGTGAAGGCCGAGACGCCGAGCGGTGCGTTGTCGCCGACGCCAGCGCTGTTCGTGAACACGGCAACGCCGATACAGCCGTTCAACGCGGTCGCGTTGTTGACGCAGCATCCGACGTGGAGCGGGACTAAGGTCAATGTATCGGTGGCAAACAACAAGCTATCGCTCAATGCCGGACAGACGGTGGGCACATACTCATTCGCGTCGCCAGACCTCGGCGACGTGTATACGTCGCGCGTTTCAGCACAGCTTGCGGCGGCGGGACTACGCAGCCAGGATGACGTGTTTGCCTGGGGAAACGTGTTTGACGTGGAGGACATCTTCGGCACAACGTCCGATCAATGGGACGTGGCGTTGGAACTGCGCGCAACTAACGACAATCCGGCAGGTTCGCCGACGTGGGGACCGTGGCAGCCGTTCATGGTCGGGGATTACAGCGGGCGCGCGTTCCAGTTCCGCATGACGCTCGAATCGCTGGACGGCGGCGAGACGCGGCCGATCGTGGACACGCTGGCGGTCGAAATCGACATGCCGGATCGTGTCGAGAGTGCGGACGGGATCAATGTGCCTGCGGCTGGCATGACCGTGCTGTTCAACGTGCCGTTCGCTGCGACGCCCGCGATCAGTGTGACGGGCCGGAATCTGCAATCGGGTGACTACGTGGAGATCACCAATCAGAGCGCGTCTGGATTCGACGTGCGATTCAGAAACGCCGCTGGCGCTGGCGTCGCGCGCATGATGGACTGGATCGCGTCCGGCTACGGCCGCAAGCTGAACTGAGGAACCGATGGCACAGAACGACTACGGTAACCCGACATCGCCATTCACCGGGACGCAGCTCAACAACCGGCTGCGTAACTGGCGCGATGCGCTACACTCACTGCATCAGGGGACGTCCCGCCCGTCCTATGCCGTGGCCGGAATGTTATGGATTCGGAATATCAGCTCGACCGAATGGCGGTTGCATCTCTACGATGGCGACACCGATATCCTGATCGGCACGATCAACCCGACGACGAATACGTTCACGCCGGCTGGCGTTACAGGATTCGCACCGTTGACCGGCGCGACGTTTACCGGCCCGGTGGTGGTGCCGAACGCGACAGAGAATGGGCACGCGCTGAACCGCATCACTGCGGATGGGCGGTATGCCCAGCTCGCAGGCGCAACGTTTACGGGCAACGTGATCGTCGCCAAAGCCGATCCGGTGCTGATCCTGGACAAGACGGCCAGCGGACAGTCGGCGCGGATACTCGGCCGGACCAGCGGAGCAAACCGGTGGGGAGTCGAGCTCGGCACCGCTACGGCCGAAGGCGGCGGCAACGCCGGCAGCAACTTCATCATCCGGCGCTACGACAATAGCGGCGCGGTGCTCGGCGCACCGATTGTGATCGACCGGGCGTCGGGCGCGGTGACATTGGAAGCCCTGCTGACGCTGCCCAATACGGACCCCACCAATCCAAACCACGCTGCCCGCAAGGCGTATGTGGATGCTGGGGATGTGTGGATAAAGCTTACTGATGCTGCCGTCACCAACAGCACGATTATCGACGTAACCGGGTTCAGCCTGCAGGATTACCGGATGGTGACTGTTCTGTTGCTTGGTGCGCGACTCTCGTCGTCTTCGTCCAGCGCCATTACAGCGCGATTGTACCGAGGCGGTTCGCTGGTAAACACAGGATACACTTTTGTGCGCGAAGGCGCAGCGGGCACAGGAATTGCAGCTAGCACCACCACCAACGGGGCCGACTTGATATTGACTTGGTCCAGCGGCGCTAACACGTCGCCTATGCTACTGACTATCGACATTGCGCAACCGACCAGCAGCGACGACGCAATTTACCGCGTGCGGAACGAGCATAACGACTCGCAGCCCATTTTTGTAGTCAGCCGCGCGGGGGGGCGTCTTACCTCTGGTAGCGGTTGGGTCGATGGTTTTAGAATCACTGCGCCTGTCGCGTTTCAAAACAACGTCGGCCGTGTCGTCGTGCTGGGGCTCAAGCCATGAGCGCAATCAAAATCCAGTCCATCAACGCAGCAACGGGTGAAACCGTTGTCCGCGACGCGACTGCCGCCGAGGTCGCCGAGATCGAGGCGCTGCGCAACGCTCCGCCACCCGTGCCGAGCGTCATCACGCGGCGGCAACTGTTGATCGCGCTGACAACCGCCGGACTGATCACCGAAGCCGAGGCGCTCGCCGCCGCGCAGACCGGCGCGGTGCCGGAAGCGATTGACGAGTTCTTCTCTACGCTGCCATCCGCGCAGCAGACGGCGGCGCGGATCACGTGGGCGACCATGACGCAAGTTGAGCGTCATCATCCGCTGGTCCATGCCGTGATCGACGCGCAGCTCGCTACCGCCGAGCAGGTGGACGCGTTGTTCACGGCGGCGGCCCAGCTATGAGGAGTGCGCCATGACCGAGAACCGACGCTTCGCCGAATGCGTCGCGATCGTGTTGAAGCACGAGGGTGGTTATGCTGATCACCCGCGCGACCCTGGTGGTGCTACGAACATGGGCATCACCTTGCGCACGCTGCGCGACTGGCGCGGCGACGACAGTCTGACCGCCGACGCCGTGCGCGATATGACCGAGGCCGAGGCCAAGGAAATCTACCTCGCGCGCTACTGGAACCCCATTCGCGGTGACGAGTTGCCGCCGGGGATCGATCTGGCCGTGTTCGATTGGAGTGTGCACGGTGGCGTTGGCCGCGCGTCGCGTGACCTGCAGACGGTGCTCGGCGTCACTGTGGATGGCGCGATTGGTCGGCAGACGATCGCCGCTGTCCAGCGTGCCGACCACGCCGAGGTGATCCGCGCGCTGTGTGAACGGCGGTTGAACCACCTGCGCTCGCGCCCACACTGGGATGCGTTCAGCAAGGGCTGGTCCCGCCGCGTGCGTGAGATCGAAGAGGCTGCGCTGGCGCGGGCGGAACGCCCGGCGCTGACGATGGCGGAGGCGCAGAAGACTTCGACGGTGCAGACGGCGACCGGGATCGCGGCCGCCGTGGCACCCGCCGCCGCCGCCCTGTCGTCGGTCATCGACGCCCTCTCCGGGTTGGATCGCTGGGTCAGTCTGGGCTTGGTCGCGGCCGGAATCGTGGCGCTGGTGCTCGCGGCCCGGCTCGCCAGCACGTGGATCAGGATGCAACGGACATGATCGGGGTGTTGTTCTCCAGGCTGTGGGGCTACCTCGCAGCCGCCGGTGCCGTGCTCGCGGCCGTGGCTACCGTGTGGTTCAGTGGCCGGCGCGCCGGGCGCACCGCTGCGCAGGTCGAGGCTACGCGTCAGGAGCAACAGACCCGCGCGCGGGCTGAGGCCGCCGAGCGCGACGCGCAGCGCGAGGACGTGGTTGATCGCCTTCAAGGCGGGCGGTTCTGATGATGCGAGCCGCCACGGCCCTGACGCTTGCCGCGCTGCTGGCAGCCTGCGCCGCGCCACCAGTAGCGAACCGGCCGTGCCCACGTGTGACCGAGTTCCCGCCCGACCTGCAGCGGCAGGCTGCGGAGGAGCTGACTACCTATCCCGTCCCGGCGCTCGCGCGCATGATGGAGGCCATGGCCGCAGACCGCGCCTTCAACCGCGCGGTGTGCCCGTAACGATCACACGCTAACTAGGAGACCGCGATGCGAGACAACCTCACTCCGAACGCAAATCGGATCACTGTCCCCGTGCCGTATCCGGAAGGCGTGGTGGCAGGCCAGTGCATCGTTGTCGGCGCGCTGTTCGGCGTCGCGCTCTCGACCGCCGCGCACAACCAGCCGGTCGAGATCGCAGTGGACGGCGTGTTTCAGATCGCCAAGCAGCCCGGCTTGGCGATCGCGGACGGCGCGCGCGTGTTCTGGGATGCCGCGAACCGGTGGATCACGACCAGCGCGGCGGGCAACTTCCACGTCGGCATTGCGTGGGGTGCGGCGGCAAGCGCGGACGCCAACGTGCGGATCACGTTGCAGCGCGTGCCGCCTGCGGGCGACGGAGACAATCCGCCGCCGTCTGACTCGATTACGATCAACGCGCTGTCGAACACATACCCTGCCGATCTGTCCATCCCTGTTTCGGGCACCTATACAGGGTCGCCGTCGAACATTACCGTCGTGTGGCGACAGAACGGCGCAAACGTCGGATCGCCTGTCAACGTGTCGGATATCGCCGGCGGTGCATGGTCTGGCAACATCACGACGCCAGCCACGCCAGGTGTCTACACACTGCGCGCGGCATTCAACGGCACGACGCCGATCGCAGAGAGCGACCCCGTGACGATCGAGGTTGCCGACGGCATCACGATCAACACACCGTCCAGTCCGCAGACAGCGGGCGCGTCTGTGGCGGTCTCCGGCACCTACGCAGGCTCGCCGACGAGCATCACCGTTGTCTGGCGGCAGAACGGCGCGAACGTCGGATCGCCGGTCACCGTCCCGAACGTGTCCGGCGGCAACTGGTCCGGCACGATCGACGCGCCTGCCAGCCCGGGCACCTACACGCTGCGCGCGGCGTTCAACGGCGCGACGCCGACTGCGGACAGCGGGTCGGTGACAATCGAGGTTGCCAGCAGCATCACGATCACGACGCCTGTCAGTCCGCAGCCGACAGATTCGCCGCTGGTGGTATCGGGCAGCTATACAGGGTCGCCAACGAGCATCACCGTTGTCTGGCGGCAGGGCGGTGCTGACGTTGGCTCGCCATTCACCATGTCGAACATCTCCGGCGGTGCATGGTCCGGGACCGTCACGACACCTGCGGCAGAAGGCACCTACACGCTGCGCGCGGCGTTCAATGGAACGTCGCCGATAGCGGACAGCAACACGGTGACGATCGAGGAGCCGCAGCAGAGCAGCCTGCTCGAAACCGTGACAATGGACAACTTCTCGGGCGCATCGCGAACCGATCCGTATATCAGCATCGCCCGCAACTTCGTTGAAGGCGATGTGCCGTCGGGCAGCCGCGTCGAGCTGCGCTACAACGGCTCGCCGATCGCGCTGCAGCAGGCGGACGGGTTCACCTACAACAGCGATGGCTCGCTTCGCCGCGCCGTGTTTGCATTCAAGCCAATCGCGACGGTTGCAAACAACGCAACGATCGACGTTGAGTTCCACGTCGTCAGCGGCAGCTTCAACAACAGCAGCACGATCAGCCGCAGCACGCTGACGGCGCAGGACTACCGCATGCGCCTGCGCATCGACGGCGTCGACTACTGGTGCGTTCTCAACAACCTGGACGCGGCGGGCACGTTCCGCGAGCGTCGGGTCGGTCCCGTCGTGCGCGCGTGGCACCATTGGGGCGTGTTCCGGCAGGGCACCGGCCCGTCGGACACCGATCAGGGGCAGTGGCAAGGACACTTCTACAGCTATGTCTGGGAGGACGGCACGATCACCGTCTTCCCCTATGCGATCAACGGCCGCGTCGCCAACAGCCAATCCTACACCGTGGAGGAGTTCGAGCTTCTGAACGGCAACACGTCGATCATCGCGCACACGACCAGCTTCACAGCGTATGGCTGGTCGGCCTATTTCCTGTGCACTGCCGACGGCCAGCCGCATTGGTCCGCCAATGCCGCGCACTTCCATCCGCGCGCGACTTGGCGCTGGTTCCACGACCGCAAGCTGATCTGGAACACCTACGATAGCGCGACCCTGCGCGCGAACGTGCCGGTGCCGGCGGCGCTGTCCTACAGCCCCAACAGTCCGGCCGGCGCGTTCGGTGGCTCCGGCATCAACAGCGGCGGCGCGAGCGCCTGGATCGGCGACATCCCGGACTGGGACGCGCACGTGCTGCTGGCGACGAGCGGTACCGAGAAGTCGGCCGCCGACCGCGCCACGCTGCTGCGCAATTCGCGTGTCAACGCGCTGGCCATGGGCGTGAAGTTCCCGGGCTGGCTGGTGCGGCACGAGAGCGGTCACCCGCCGGTGCTGGTCAACCAGGACTATACGGCGAACGGCCTGACGACCGCGCAGACCAGCGTCGGCTGGGGTTCGGCCGCGACCATCACGCGCACGGGCGGCGAGTTCGCAGGCGCGGTCAACGATGCCTCGCACATGCCGCAATATGCCACCTATCAGGCCATGGTGACGGGCTGGGAATGGTGGCAAGACATGATGGTGATCCTGGGCGTCGGCTGCATCGGCCGCGAGAATCCGGCCAACACCGTGAATTACTCGCGCCGACCGTTGTTGAACGGTCAATCGCGCGACTGCGGCACGATGATGCACGATCAGCACCGGACGAATGCTTGGCGGCACAAGAGCGTCTGCGATGCCGAATGGCTGATGCCTGACACGCATCCGTGCAAGGCCTATTTCGGCAAGCTGATGGAGAACGGATTCGCCATCGCGGAGCAGTTCCTAACCGCGCCGCAGTATTCCACGGAGAAGTCGTATCTCGGCGTCTGGGGTTCGGTGTATGGCGGTCTTGGCGCGACGGAGCCGCTCGGTTTCGGGCCCTGGCAGGCGCACGGCTACTTCGTGCCGACGATGTGCATGTCAATCTGGCGCGGCCGCATCACCACCTCGCACAAGCTGGTGGCCGAGCACATCACCAAGCAGCTCTTCGGCGTCATCAATGCCTGCCCGTATCGCGGCAGCGGCCTTTACGGATGCAGCCTGCGCGTCGGTCCGCAGCCGACAACGGCTTCGCCCTACGCGACGTCGTGGGATGAGGTCTACTGCTCGTACAGCAGCGCTGAGGCCGCCGGGCAGACGATGAAGCTGATCTCCGATACGGGCGGTTCAAGCGGCGCGTGCCCGTCGAGCGGCCTAGGGCAGACGATGACTGGCGGGCACTCCTACCCGAACCTCGCCCGTCGCGCCTGCGAGGTCGGCGCAATGGTCGGCATCCCGGCCGCCAGCGTGTCGCTGGCCTACTTGCGAAACGAGGAGGCGGCGGCGGGGATCAGCGATGCCTCGCGCGCCGGCAAGCCGCAATGGAACACCAGGGCTCCGTGACATGGCAGTGATCGCATCCGACAGCTTCGCCGGACTGGCCGACGGCGTCAGCCTCGCCGGCCGGACGCTCGACAATGGCAACGGCGGCTCCGGCTCCCGGACGTGGGCCAGCATTTCGAGCGCGAACCTTGTCGGCAACGGCGCCGGACAGGTGCGCGGCACGAGCAATGCGCGCAACGGCCGCGTGCAGGTCCCCGGTCTTGGCAGCCACAGGGTCCGCACCCGCTTCACGCCGAACGGCAGCCATTCCAATCTCTGCGTCACCAGCCTGTGCACGAACGGTGCCGACAACGCGGCCACCAACGCCCTCTACGCGCTGCTGGCGACGAGCGGCACCAGCCTGCGGGTGCGCGAGGGCGCGAGCCAGACCTGGGCGGGTGGCACGGATCGCGCGACGAAGACGATCACCGCCATCGATGTGGGCAAGTGGTACTGGCTTGAACTGGAGATCGACGGTCTGGCGGTCACTGCCCGTGTGCGCAACGACGACCTCAGCGTCTACGACGAGGTCAGCCATACGTTCGGGGCGCTGCCGAACGGCGAGTTCTGCGGCCTGGGCTTCGCGCTGAGTGGCAACGCGGCGCTGTTCGACGCCTTCGTGCTCGACGATCTGACAGGCGGTGGCGGTGATCCGGCCCCATCTCCGGTCGGACGCGCGCGGGCGATGTGGGTCTGACGCTCGCACCTCTTAGAATCTTGTGGTGGCGAATGGGATTTCTTGCGCGAGCACTCTAATCTCGCGAAGTAGAGGCGCAGGAAGGCCAAGGCGAGGCGGCTTTTCATTCCCGCTGCCTAGGCAGCGCGGTCGCCTGCAACTCCCGCCGTTCGAACGGGGGGGCCACGCTCCCTATAGAATGGGCAGAATTCTTGACGGCCAAGTCGATCCACTGCTTTGATGTCGAGGCCATGAGCTATCTCATAAGAGGGGGCAGTCCATGACGGCACAAAGCGATATCGAAAAAGATCCCCCTGACTTTTGGTGCCCTCGTTGCCACATGAAACAGCTAAATCGATCAGGTGGGTATTTAGTATGCACTGAATGCAGTGCGAATTATCCCGTAGTGAAGGAAACACCAGTGCTTATTAATGACGATAATAGCGTATTTGCCATTAACGACTATATGGATAAAGAATATTATGAAGGTGCAAGCTATGGGTCAGAAGTCGATTCAACAAAAGGAATCAGGGGTATATATCGAAAGATTGCACATAGATTATCAGAGTTCTCTATCAAGGGCCGTCACTTATACGCAGAGACAGCGCTCTCGGAATTCTGTTCTGAGAATATAGGGAGGCCGCGCGTATTGGTGATAGGCGCAGGAACAAAACGCTATCCACATCCAGCCGACTTCATATATACAGATGTCACATTTGGCCAAGATATATGTGCAATCGCTGATGCCCACGACCTACCCTTTGGTAACGAGGAGTTTGATTTTGTGCTGGTGATTGCTGTTCTTGAGCATGTTGCTGACCCGCAGCGGGTTGTGTCTGAAATTTGGAGAGTACTCAAGCCGACCGGAAGAGTTTACGCTGCAACTCCGTTCTTGCAGCCCGTCCATATGGGCGCCTATGACTTCACCCGCTTCACCTATCTAGGGCATCGACGTCTCTTCCGCCGTTTCTCGGATATTTCGAGCGGTATGGCACTCGGCCCTGGAGCGGTCGCTTCCTGGACGATTAGATCGCTCTTCGTGAGTGTGACGGCGTCGAGACGTGGGCGGCAGGTTGCAAGTTTCGCCGGTCTCGTCTTTGGCTTGCCGTTCAAGTTTGTCGACTATTTCACACGCAGAAGCCCGTCGGCAATAGATAGCGCCGGTGGAGTCTATTTCTATGGAAAGAAACAAGAAAATGCAATAACTGACCGAGACATGATCAAGCTTTATCGTGGGGGCTTTTAGCTCTGATAACTTCCTACCTTACTGTGAATGCTTACTGTATTCAACCTCACCCGCCCGCGTAGCGCCGCCCGAAAGCCTGTTGCGGGTTCACCTCGCGGGGCAGGAAGAAGACATTGTTGTTGATGAAGTCGTGCGGGAAGCCTTCCCGCCGCGCATGAACCTCGGGGCGGAACCCGGCGAAGCTCATGATCCGCCCGCGATACGTGACGTATCCCTGATACTCCATCTCGAGAATGAACCGGAACATCTCCGGCAGGGGGGCGGGATACAGCAGCGGCGTCACCTCGCTCATGATGTTCGGCCGATCCCTGGCGATGGTCTTGACCGCGCCGCGCAACACCGGGATCTCGACCTGCTCGACATCGACCTTGATGAAGCCGATCGGGTGGCGC